TTATTCATCAATTCCTCGTTGCTTTCGTATGGTGTCAACAAACATTATTACTGATTCTATATCGTTATCAGTTAAATCACATACTTTGTCGAATAATTCATTAAGAAGATTATGGCTAGATAATTTATTACATATGGTCTTTAATCGTATGTCTTGTTTGTTTGGTCGTTCTTCAACTTCATATCCAAGAAATACAAGTGGTGATACATTAAAAATTTCTGCCATTTTTTGAATTGTTGATCTTTTCAAATTTTCAACTCTTCCTTTTTCATATTTTGCTATCGCAGATTTCTGAACGCCTAATTTTTCTCCTAATTGTTCTTGTGTCCAATGGTTTTGCATACGTAGCTTTTTAATCATTTCTCCTGTTTCCATTTTCATATACCTTTGTCAAATTATCGTGACCTCCTTATATATTGATTCTAACAAATATGTATCGTGAAATTCAACTTACAGTTTAATAAGTTTCTAAAAAAGACACATTTCATGTTGCAAAAAGATAAAATAGTGATATACTATAAGTGTCTTAAAAAGACACCTCAAAAAAAGGTGGTGATAAAATGGATAAGAAAAAATTAAAGTCATTAATGGTATTAAATAATGATACAGGCAAAACATTATCTCAGTATTTAGGCATTTCTGAGCAAACTTTTTCCATGAAATTGAATGAAAAGCATGGTAGAAGTTTCACTAAAGATGAGGTGGAAGCAATATCTAATAAATACTCGTTAACGCCTCAAGAAATGGTATCTATTTTTTTTAAACATATAGAGTCTAAAAAAGACACAATTCAAATTTAACAGTTTGCTACACATAAACAGAAAGGAAGGAGATTGAATAAATGAATGAATTATTTAATGTAACTACAAATGGTGACAAATTAACTTTGTCGGCTAGAGAATTGCACAAAGAATTAAACATTGCAGGAAGATTCTCTAGATGGTTTGAGCAAATGTCGGAATATGGATTTGAAGAAAATGTAGATTATACCAGCGTACAAAATTGTACGGAGGTTCAAAACAATGGTGGCATTCAAGTTAGAGAATTACAAGACTACCAAATCACACTTGATATGGCAAAAGAAATTGCAATGCTCCAACGTAATGAAAAAGGAAAAGAAATTCGAAGAAAGTTAATCGAATTAGAAAAGGCTTGGAATAGTCCTGAAAAGGTTATGGCTCGTGCATTAGACATTGCACATAAAACAATTGCTAATCTTCAAATCGAAAACGAAGAAATGAAACCGAAAGCGATCTTTGCAGATGCAGTTGCAACTAGCGATACTTCAATTCTAATTGGTGACTTAGCTAAATTGATCAAACAGAATGGAACAGATATTGGTCAAAAACGATTATTTGAAAGAATGCGAAATGACGGATATTTGATTAAGACAGGTACTTCAAAAAATATGCCAACTCAAAAGGCAATGGAAAAAGGATTGTTTGAAGTTAAAGAACGAGTAATAAGCAATCCTGATGGTTCAACAAGAATCACGAGAACCACAAAAGTGACAGGCCAAGGTCAAATTTTCTTCATTAATAAGTTCAAAAAAGAATTGGCCTAAAACGATAAGAAAGGGTGAATAAAATGGCAGAACCAAGTGAAAGATTAGAAAGTGACAGATTAGATTCAATTAGATTATTCCAAGACTCAGTGCATTGGGAAGGAAAAGTTTTTGATGTGCTAATTAAGAACGGATGTTCTAAGGAAGATTTAGTAAACGTATCTTCAATTCTTCAAACCATTTATATGTGTGGATTTGAAGTTGGGAAAAGATGTGTAAAGGAATGAAAGTGTTGCTTGGCTATAGAGACATCATGGAACTTGGTGTTTCTAAAAAAACCGCATACAAGATGTTGAATCTTATATGCGAATCGGAGGCTTACAAAAAGTCCAATCTATCCAAAGTGATAGATACAAAGAAAGTTCCAACAAAGTTATTTATCAGGATGTTTCCTGAGTTCAAAGAAAGGTGTGAACAACATGATGAATGTAGATGATTTAAGAGAGTTAGATGACAACAGATACATTGATGAAGATGAAGAAGAGGAGGAAGAACAAGATGAGTACAGTTACGAAGACTACTGCTACGACTTCTGCAAAGCAGAAAGAGACGAAGAAGCCTGGTTCTAAATCAACCGCAAAGAAGAAAGCAGTTGAATTAGGTGATTGTATCACGCTTCCTTCTTTCGCTAATAACGAGTACGAAACTCAGTATTCAATGCTAGTTAGAAGTCAAAAGCAGACACGCATGGTTAATCGAGCTGCTAAGTTCAATTACATTTGTTCGCTTATTTGTTTCTTGGTTTCTTTAGCTTTCATTGTGATAGCTAATTGGTACATAAGAGGTTTGTAAATTGAGGGGAGGAAGTAAAGGTGAATCTTTACCAAGACACCGATAAATTCAGTGTTGAAAAGTATGGAAGTCATGAAGAATGGTTAAAAAAGCGTGGACGTGGAATTGGTGGTTCGGATGCAGCTTGTTTCATGGACTTGAACCCATGGAAAACATTAAATCAGTTGTGGCACGATAAAAAATTCGGTTCACAACAGATCACAAATGATGCTATCGAGTATGGCAATACCGCAGAGCCATGTTTAAGAACTCTATTTCAGGCGAAACATCCTGAGTTAGATGTGCAATACGTGGATAACGTTACATTGGTTTCTAAAGAACATGAGTTCTTGAGATACAGTCCTGATGGATTGATTTACAACAAGGAAACAGGAGAAAGAGGAATCCTTGAAATCAAAACATCCAAGATAGTCAATTCCCAAAGCTTACAAAAGTGGGGTTCTAAAGGTAATGAAACAGTTCCTGATAACTATTATTGCCAAACATTAGAAGGATTGATCGTTACTGATTTTGACTTTGTTATCTACTGTGCAGAACTAAGATTTGCAGATGGTGATGCACGAATTATTGAGCGTTCCTACAGAAAAGAAGAAGCTCTAGACAGTATGAACGATCTAAAACAAGCAATGTTAGAAAAATGGGATAGGTACTTTATCCAAGATGTAGAACCACCTATCACATTGTCTATATAGAAAAAGAGGAGATGGAAATATGGAATTTAATTTAGAGGTACGTGCACAAAATGGAAAAGTGTACACAAATGCTAGTGAATTATTACCTGATATTCAAGAAGGCTTAAAGCACTACAACTATGTAGTAGATGAAGGCAACTACAAGAAGGCTAAAACAGATAGAGCTGCTTTAAACAATTTGGTAAAGCTTGTATCTGATAAGCGTAAGCAAGTTGAAAATGATGTCTTTGCTCAGTGGATTCAAGATAAGAAAGACATCATGGCAGTTGAGAAAACAATCAAAGCTGCATCCGATAAATTGGGTGATGGAATAAATGATATTGATAACGCAGAAAAAGAATTGAAGCGTAATCAAATCAAAGAACTATGGACAAACATGACAAATGATAAGTACCCATTTGATTTAGTTTTTGAAGAAAGATATTTGAACAAGTCTGTTAAGCCTAAAGAAATTGAAGAATCGTTGAATAACAAGTTCTTGAAAGCCGAAGAACAATTATCATTCATTGAAGCTTCTTTACCTGAGGATGAATTACAGGCAGAACAAGTTATCCAATTGTTCTGTAAGACTTTGGATTTAAGCAAAGCTACGGAACGTATTAACGAGATCAAAGAAGCTAAAGCAAAACTTCAAGAAAAAGTAAATGCTCAGATTGAAAAGTCTAAACAAGCACAAGCTATGAATCAAACAACGATTCCTCAGAGCCAATTAGAAGCTCATGAAAGCCAAAGTCAAACTCAAGCAAGAAGATATTGCGTATTCCGTATTGAAGGATCTATGGAAGAGTTACAAGCTTGCAATCCAATTTTAAATAAACTTATTAAAGAACACGGTGTAAAAATCAATATTTTAGAAAAAGGAGAATGTTAATTATGTTACAAAACAATATTGCAAAGAAAAACGACAATCAATTGGTAGAATTTTCTGCTAACGGAGAAAAAGTTAAATTATCTCCAGCTATCGTAAGAAATTATCTAGTAAATGGAAATGGTCAAATTACAGACCAAGAAGTTGTGTATTTCATTAATTTGTGTAAATCGCAAGGCTTGAATCCATTCATTAAAGACTGCTACTTAATCAAGTATGGAAGCACTACACCAGCTCAAATGGTCGTTTCAAAAGATGTTTTCTTGAAACGTGCCGAAAGAAATTCGGAATTTGACGGTTTAGATGCTGGAATTATCGTGATTAATAACGAAAGCGGTGAGTTAACTTACCGAAAAGGTGCTTTCTATCTTAAGGATCGTGAAGAAGTAGTCGGTGGATGGGCAGATGTATTTAGAAAGAACATTTCTCATCCTACACACATTGAAGTTTCGGTTGAAGAATACGCAGGAAAAACTAAGGATGGAAAACTTAACTCACAATGGGCGTCTAAAATGGCAACAATGGTTCGTAAAGTTGCGATTACTCAAGCATTGAGAGAAACGTTCCCTAACGATTTCCAACAGATGTATTCAGAGGAAGAAATGAATGTGGATATGAAATTGGATGAAACTCCAATTCAACAACCTACACAACCAATTGAACAAGCACCTGTTCAACCACAAACATATTCGCAACCCGAAGAACCACAAGAGTTACAACCAGAAGGAGTAAGTCTTGTATAAGTCAAAACGTAGCCAAGCTACAGATATTCCTAAATCAGTTAAAGATATTGTATGGGAAAGAGATGGGAGAATGTGTATCTTTTGCGGTTCTCCCTTCGCATTTCCTGAAGCACATATAATCCCTAGGTCAAATGGTGGTCTTGGGGTAGAAAAAAACATTATTACAGTATGTAGAAGGTGTCATAACCTACTAGACCAGAGTTCAAAGAGAGAGAAAATGCTAGGCATTGCCAAAAGATATTTAGAACGCATCTACGGACATATTGATGAATCAGAGGTGAAATATAATGCTAAGTCAAAATGAACTGTTGTTTAAATACAATCCATTCAAAGTTAAATATTGGAAAGACGAAGAAATCCAAGAACAACTTGAAATTTTAGTGGATGCTTATATTCCTGATGAAAGTGCAGTAATGGAAATGGCATTAAATGTTGAAAACCTTGCAAATCAAATGTTCTTAATTGGTGAAATGATGGCTAGATTGCAAGAGAGTTCCAATATCTTAAAGGCAGATATTGAAAATAAAATGACAAACGCTATTTATGTAGAACGTAGTACTTGGGAACGTGATCATGATGGGAAAGCACCTAGTATTAAATTCTTTGAAGCATTAGCTTGTCAAAAAGTAGCTGATGAAAGAACTAAGCTTGCAAAAGTTGATTCTGATTTAAAACGTTTCAAGACGGCTTACGAATCAATCGAAGCCAAGATGAATGCGACCAAGAAAAAAATTGAGGTCACTAAGTTTGAGATTGGAGGTGCATAAGATGATTTTAGGTATTGATCCAGCAAATGAATATAGTGCATTTGTTGTAGTTGAGAATGATTTATCGGCAGTTGTAGATAAAGGAAAAATTCCTAACAAAGAATTGCAAGATAAAATTTCAAATTGGAAAGCAGAGAATTATCCAATTGATTATGTGGCGATTGAAGGAATACAAAGTTTCGGTATGCCTGTAGGTCAAACAACATTTGAAACTTGTTACTTTATAGGTCGCTTATTAGAGCAATTTGAAGCTTTTGACATAGAACCCACATTAATATACCGAAGTGAAGAAAAAATGACTCTATGCCACTCTATGAAAGCGACAGACGCAACTATTAGACAAGCTCTGATTGATTTGTTCGCAAAAGATACTCCAAACAAAGGAAAAGGAACAAAAAAAGAGCCTGGATATTTCTACGGATTTAAAGCGGACATTTGGAGTGCGTTTAGTGTCCTTATAACGTTTCATACAAAGTACATAGGAACTGAATGTTAGGAGGTGTGAAGTATGGCGATCGTTAGAGTTGTAAAGAACAAAGACTATACAGTGATGAGCAATGCACATTTGCACGATAAAAGACTATCACTAAAAGCGGTTGGATTATTAAGTATTGTATTAAGTTTGCCTGATGATTGGCATTATACAGTAAAGGGGCTTGTTGGAAGTGTTAAGGACGGAGAAAGAGCGGTCAATGGAGCGCTTTCTGAACTAAAACAATGTGGATATTTACAAGTAAATAAATTATATCCAAATTCAGAAAGAAGCAAAATCGAGTATCAGTATGTATTTTATGAAAAACCTCAAGACCTACAAAACGTACCTCTTGAGCAAGACCTACAAAATGTAGACCTACAAAATGTAGACCTACAAAATGTAGACCTACAAAACGTAGGTGCTTATATAAATACTAATAAACAAAGTACTAATAAACAAAATACTAAAGAATTAAATACTAATGAATATAAAGAAAAAAATATAAAAAAAGAAAGTGTTAATTCTGTTATTGCAGAGTATACAGAAAACAAAGATTTGCAAGATGCATTGCATGGTTTTGTTGAAATGAGAAATAAAGCAAGAAAGCCTTTGACTGCTAGAGCTATGAAGTTGTCTTTGAATAAATTAAATGAATTAGCATTAGATGATGTTACCAAGATTGCTATTGTAAATCAGAGCATTGTACATAGTTGGTCAACATTCTACAAGTTGCAGAACAATAACAATGGCAGTCAAAGACAATTGACTAGAAAAGAAATGGGGTATGCATTTTGACATTAGAAGAAACTGAAAGAATCTTACAGGTGCTAAGAATCAATTACCCAATGAGTTACAAAAACATGACTCAAGAAGATACACAAGCCTATTTAAAACTTTGGCAAGTATCTTTTAAGAATTATGAATATTTAACTGTAGCAAATGCAGTTAATCAAATCATCCAAAGTGATACAAGAGAGTTTGCTCCAAATGTAGCACAAGTAAAAACAAGAATTAGTAAAACTGCGATTGGAAAAACAAAGGAAGCTGGAGAGGCTTGGGAAATCGTTTTAAGGAACGCAAAGTGTGACCCTCATACTAGTAAGGTAAACTACGATAAACTGCCTAGAAACATTCAGAAAGCACTCGGAGGTAGCTATCTGTTAAGAGATATTGCGTGGAGTAATAAAAAAGACTTGCAATATTACAGAGATAGATTTTTACAAGCTTATAAAGAGGTTTGTGAAGAAGAAGTACAGTTATTAAATTCAGGACAAATCAGTTTGGAAACATATACACAACACGATCAATTGCCTGCACCTCCAAAAAAGGAGGAAGGAATGAAGATGTTGGGAGATTTGATGAACGGATAAGAAAGGGATGTGTGGAAAGTGAATTATTATATGTTGGATAAAAACGATATATCAGTTGTACGTGGAATCGTAGATGCCAAAGATGTAATGAGGGAATTGTGCATTACAAATGCTCAGTTCTCTAAAATGGTGAGAAACGAGGAAAACTACAAAGGATGTATTCTTCTTCCTGTTGAAACGGATGAGGAAGAAAGAAGAAAAGTAACAAGTGAAGATGCTGAACAATTCCAACTAATCGGCGAAAGTAAAACAGGAATCAGATATTACATTACAAGTTATTTGAGAGTTGTTTCTGTTGATCTAAAAGGAAAACAAAGGGAAATGAAAGCTAAAAAGGAAACGGAATCAATTTACAGAGTTGTAGTGAACTTTAAAGAAGGGAAACGATACTTGAATGTATTGTTTGAAGCCTACAAAGCTTTTGTCGGGGAAATAGAAAAGAATGATTCTATTGTTTGGGACGGCGAAATGAAAATTGAAAACCTAAGAGTTATCAAACTAGCTCAGATTCAGGGGTTGAGAAACAAGAAGAAAGTAAGAATAGGCGATACAGTCTATAGCTCAATTGCCGAGTGTGCTAGAAAGAATTTCATTTCTAAATCACATATGTATCAGATGATAGAAGGAATCAGACCTAATTCAATAGGTGTTGAATTTGTATAAAGGAGTTGAAAAGAAATGAACAGAGTTATTTTATCAGGCGAAATCGGTAGTGATATCACTTTAAAGAAAACTGCTACAGGACAAAGCCTATGTAACTTCTCAATTGAAGTTAAAGAAAAGGGAAAGAATGGACAAGAATTTAAATCTTTCTTCGATTGTACTGCGTGGGGAGACAATGCAGAACATATTAATCAATATGGATTTAGAGGACAACACATTGCAGTTGATGGAAAGCTTCAAAAAAGCTCATACACGAACAAAGACAATCAGAAGGTGTATAAGACTAGTGTTTACGTTATGGACGTAGAATTAGCTTTAAACAATGCGACAATGCCACAAACACAAGCTTATCAACAACAAGCAAGTCAACAGACATATCAGCCTCAACAACAGATGCAGCAACCTCAAACAGTTCCATTTACGAATCAAGTAAATTACCAATCATATCCTCAAAATGATGATTTGGGCGAAGGGATGCCATTCTAGATGATTGCGAAAAGATATGATGATGAACTTATGTACAGTGTTCAAAGATGTGATGATGATAGTTCTAATAAATACAAATACTGTACGAAAGATGGAAAACTAGCTTTTAAGAAGCCTGGTAAAGACTTTCTAGGGGTAACAAAGCAGAACTACAAGAATGTGTATGTTATCAATGGAGAAATTTATATTGGAGAGTATGTTGATAAATAACATTTACGGAAGATTTGCTTCGTTCTTCAAAAACTATGAATTAAAAGAAGCGGATAAGTATATAAAGCGTGTGTTTCCTTACGCAGAGTTTTATTTAGATTACGAGCACGCACTAGTCTTTGAAAGAATTGGAGAAGATGAAGAAATTGATCTTGATTATCATACAGTGATAAACGGAGTTGCTTATGATGGGACGTTCACAAGCAATTATAACGAGTTAGTTAAATATTTTGATGAATCAGATTGTGAGAAAAAGAAATCCAAAGTATTTACGTGCAATGGTAAAAAGTATGAACAAGAAACGTTGTTTTAAATAGGAGGTGTGGTAAGTGAATACCGAATTGATGTTTAGCAGCAAAACAAATGAATGGGCAACACCTCAACAATTTTTTGATGAGTTAAACAAGGAGTTTAATTTCAATCTAGACCCATGTTCTGATGGAAAGAATAACAAATGTAAAAGGTTCTTCACAAAAGAACAAGATGGACTCCAACAAAGTTGGGGGGGGCTAGAGTATTCTGCAATCCTCCATATGGTTCACAAATCAAAAAATGGGTTGAGAAAGCATATAGAGAAGGTACTAAAGATAACACACTTGTTGTGTTACTAATACCAGCTAGAACAGATACGAAATACTTTCACGATTTTATATTAAATCGAAGTGAAATTCGTTTTGTTAAAGGTAGATTGAAATTTGGAGAAGGAAAACATAGTGCCCCATTTCCTTCCATGGTAGTTATTTTTAGAGGGCCAAAAGTTTATTGAAAAGGAAGAATAAATGAAAACAAATAGAAAGGAAAATTAATCTTATCCTAGTGAAACTAGGTTGAGCGAAATATGATGTGTTCGCTCATAAAATTTAAACACATGGATTAACAATCAAGTAGCAAATTAACCTAGTATAGAAATTAGATTATCGGTTGATTAATTGACAGAAAATGATTTTATTCTATTCGACAGAATAGAAGTAATAAAAAATACAATTGAGAAGTATGGGGAAGAAAATTTCTACATATCTTTCTCAGGAGGGAAAGACAGTACAGTATTACATCATTTAATTGATGAAGCGATACCTGGAAATAAAATACCTAGAGTATTTATGAATACAGGCATTGAATATAACGACATACGGAGGTTCGTTGAGGAATTGACAGAAAATGATTTTAGATTTGTCATTGTAAATTCCAAAGTGAACATTCCACAAATGTTAAAAGAAAAAGGATATCCTTTTAAATCGAAATTTCATGCGGAACAAGTGCGTAGATTTCAATTAAAAGGCGATTTTGAAAAGACAAACCGAAATTATTATGAAGGTGTAAAGGCAAGTGGAGTAGAGGCATCTGCCAAGTTCAAATGCCCAGAAATACTTAAATATCAGTTCTCAAAAGATTTCAATATTCATTTAAGTCCAAATTGTTGTAATGAGTTGAAGAAAAAGCCATTACACAAATGGGAAGAAGAAAGTAAAAGGAGAATTGCAATTATTGGACTTCGACAAGCCGAAGGTGGAATTAGATCAATGCATGAAGGATGTATTTTGACGAAAAAAAATGTGGTTGTTAAATTCAAACCTTTAAATCCTGTAAATGATGATTGGATGGAATGGTACATAAAAGAAAGAAATATTAAGTTATGCAAGCTTTATTACCCGCCTTACAACTTCAAGAGAACAGGATGTAAAGGATGTCCATTTGCGATACATCTACAGGATGAGTTGGAAGTTATGGAAAAATATCTTCCAAATGAACGCAAGCAATGTGAATTAATTTGGAAGCCTGTTTATGAGGAATATAGAAGGATAGGCTATAGATTAAAGAGAATAGAAGAAAAGAGATTGTTTTAAAGGAGTAAAAGCATGGAAAAATATTTATTTAAGGCGAATATATTCGCTAAATTATCAGAAATCGTAGAAGCTGATTCAGAAAAAGAAGTTTGGGATAAGATTAGAAATCGAAAATCTTTTGAAATTAAGCAAAAAGCTTTGCAAATTTACCCAGCATCAATTGAGATTAGAAAAATCAAAGAAAAAAAGGAGAAAAACAACATGGAATTAAAAGAAACAGTAGAGTTAATGAACTCTGAGGATTACAAAGAAAGATTTGTAGCAGAATATCACCAAGTAAAAATCAGATATGAGAAATTGAAGAATTTCTGTAACAAAATTGAAGTAGAAGAAATGTTAGGCAAAGAAGTAACTAAGCATGATTGCCCACTTGAACTATTAAGAGAGCAACAAAAATATATGGGATTGTATTTATCCGTTCTTGAAAAAAGAGCATTGATTGAAAATGTTGAATTATAAAAGGAGAACCAAATGACAAGTACAGAATTAATTAAAGATATGCTTGAAAGACAGAAAGCATATGATGCGGAAGTATTTAAGAAACATAATGTTGACTATGTTTCTAAAACTCAACTAGAAAGTGCATTGTTTGATGAATTAGGCGAATTGATGCACGCTCAGAAATCAGATTGGTGTTGGTGGAAATTCACACAAGAGCCTAAGGACGAAGCTAAAGTATTTGAGGAATACATTGATGTTGTTCACTTTGCGTTGATGTACGAAATCAAGTTCGGTACAGGATGTTATATGGATGAGGATATTAAGTGGAATTACAACAAGCTTAAAACTGATTTAGGATTTGGACAGGCATATGCATTTAGTTGTGTAATCAGTTTAACACGAGATGATAACGTATTAGCTTACGTAATCGCATTAGGATTGCATTTAGGATATTCGATTGAAGAAATTTATAACGAATATATTCGCAAGAATGAGATCAATAAAGAAAGATTAGCGAAGGGGTATTAAGATGTGGATTAGAAGTCAAGATAAATGGTTATTAACGAATGTTGATACATCTAACGGAATAATGATTAATGAATATCCTGATGAATGTTTGATTAGTTTAGAATATGCTAATACAAGCTTCAAATTAGGCGAATATTCAACCAAAGATAAAGCTTTAAGAGTTTTAAACGATATTCAAGAATGGTACGAATGTTCATACGATGAAACATTCCAAATGCCACAAGATGAGGATTCTGAAGTATGAAAAAAGAAGAAATTAAACAAATAGAAAACTTTGTGTTTCTTAAAATGGAAGAATACGAAAATAGAGGTACAACTTATGGAAATGGAGTATCGGACGGCTTAGAAATGGCTCTTAGGTTTATTTATGATATACATGATATAGACGATAAAGAGGTTATTGAATCGTTAAAAAATACGATTGTATTTCTAAAAAGAAACATAAGGAAGAAAGTGGATAAAGAGGCTGAAGTATGACAGAAAAAGAACAAGAAGAAATTCTAAAGAAACTGCAAAACGCAAATTTGAGGAAACTAAAAAAAGCGGTACAAATCAAAAAAGAAGTTGATGAATTTGTTAAAAAGCTAAAGGAGCAAGAACAATGATTAATTTAAAGAACGGATACGGAATTGTATCGGATGGAAAAAGCTATACTTTAGTTCAAGATGCAATTCAAAAAAGCAAAGACGGAGTAGAAGCGGAAATCAAGAAACAGATTTCCTTTCACTCTACGTTAGAAGGAGCTTTACAAGGCTATTCAAATTGTAGAATGGCAGATTTAGTTTCTAATGTAGATTTAGACTTGAAACAAGTTAAAGAAGCTATAAATGAGCTTAAAGAGGAATTAAAGGCATATGAATAAAAAATACGAATACAATGGAAATATTTATTGTGAAGATGATTTATCAGAAGAAATATACAACTATGGTGGAGATTTAGATGATTTATTTTCTGATTTATTGAGAAACAAAGATATTGAAGAAACTACTTATTATTCCGCTAAAGACGCTTGTAGTTCTGATGAATATTATGAAGATTACAAAGAATTAATTAAAGAAGAATATGAAAAGTTAGGAATTGAGGTGTTACAAGGCTATGAATAAATATAAAGAATCGTTAAATCGAATGGAAGAAGCATATTACAGTTCAGACAATTCAATGGATGCAATGATCAGATTCAAAGAAGATATAAATTTAATTACAGAATTAGTAAATGAGAATTTTAAAGAGAATGTTGAAACTAACCTTGAGCATTACAAGGATGGAATAATTGAATTGTGTATTGATGAATTAGCTATTTCAAAAGGAAAAGTTGTTGAATGCTGCGCAATACCATGTAGTGAATGTGATTTTGAAGATAAAAACGGTCATTGTATTGGTAATCATGAAATAATGAAATGGCTTAAACAACCATACAAAAAGCTACCATATAAATTGAGCCAGTGGGAATATGATTTATTGAATGCATATAAAAATAGTGGAATGCGGCAGTGTATTTCAAATTACGGTACTTTGCTTGAAATGTATGGAAAAGGACATTTTAAAGGCATTGATACAAGTACCCCGATTCGTGAAATCTTAGATAATTGTAAGGTGGTATGATGATTTATTTCTTTGCAGGATTTTTTATAGGTGGCATAGCTTCAATGCTCCTTTATTCCTTAGTTGTTTCAGAACGAATTAATGAATTGGAGCTTGAAAATGGTAGATTGATTGATGATCTAAACAAAGCCGAATATGAAGCTAGAAAATACAAGTATCAACATAGAAGATATGGATATGATGGGTTTGAAGAAACGAAATAAACCTAAAGAAAGTACGAATGTACAAATTAAATTGAATGTTACTGTTTCTGATACAGAAAACAGTAATTCATGTAATATTGTTGATTCATTATTAAATGATATTTGGAATATTGCGTTGGAAAAAGAAGGGGTAGAAGCTCAAAGTATGAGTTCAAAATACATGAAGGAGAAAATAGCAAAATGATGTATTTAAGTATGGCAATTCACAATATAGCGGTAATGATATTTACTGCGTACATGGTGATTCATGTACACCCTATTTGGGCAGTTTGCATTTTATTCACTCATAGAATTGGAACTAAAGTTGTACGTGTTCCAATTGAGAGTGATGAGGATGATGCAAAGGATGATGTATACGGGATGGATTGGAATGAAGAAGATGATAGCAAAAACTCAAGTAGAGACGAGTTTTAAAAATGTAGAAAAAGCTCTGAAAGAGAACGGATTATATGAAGCATATGACGATATGGTATTAATTAAACAAGCTTTAATCGAGAGAGACAGGAAAATATACGGATTGCAGCAGCATAACAGAAATTTAGAGGATAAATTGGGAAGGATAGGAGGTTGTCATTATGGAAATCCTAAACAATAACATTTATTGGTGTGATTTGCCAAAATACAGTAATACAATTCTTTATAAAAGGAGACCTTGTATCGTTATTTCAAACGATATTCAAAATAAATGGAGTAAAACAGTAAATGTAATTCCAATTACTAGCAATTTTAAAAGAACAGATTTACCATGCCATGTGATGGTAGATACAGGACATGAATATGGAATGGCAAAGGCAGAGCAAATTTTAACAATCAACAGAGAAAATGTTAAGTGGCATATAAAATCACTCGATTGGCAAGAAGCAAAAGAAGTAAAATGTGCATTATTAACTCAGATGGGAATTATTTAAGGATTGTATAATGCCTAAAAGAGATACAGAATACGAGCATTTCAAAGAAACCTGCGGAGGATGGTTTAATTACCATGGCAATATTGGTCTAAGAGCAGGTGATGTCGCAATGGCAACGCTATTTGATGAAACTGAATTAGTGCAAATTGTATTGACTAAACCTTATACTTTCAATCGCTGGTGGTGTAAGATCGTTGGTTTCAATAGTGATGGAATTGAATATCTAGTTGATAGAACAATAATATTTCAAATTTTGATAGACAAAGACTATAACTTGCGAAGAAAAAGAAGAAAAAACTCTTAAAATCAATTTAAACACGTCTAGAAGTGATTCTAACGAGCAAAATAGATTGAAACGAGTATTTGTTAGGGTAAATAAAGAAAAGGCTAAAAACACGTTTAAAACGATAAATATGTTTATAGCCTTTTTTAGTCTTATGTAGTAAAATATATGTATGAACACTTACAACAATTACATTATGTTTTTATCTGATTTAATGGCGATAGAACCGCCTGTTGTTATCTATCAGAAAGACGGAAAAGCTTACTATGGAAACGGGCAAAAAACAGAAAGTTTCCAATTAAAACCATCTGCCAAAGCAACAACAATCGTGAAAGAGAATAAAATCTATGTGGATTTAGATAAATTCAAGGATGAAATAGATCTTTACTTGAGTTTGGCCCATGAAGTTAGACATTGTGCTCAATATCAGGCTATAAATGATGTTGGATTGGCGGATATTGCTACTCCTGAAATGCTCAAAGTTTGGAAAAAGGAGTTAAAAGAGTATAAAGGGAGCGAAAATGAAGGATATGAGGCCCAACATATAGAGTTAGATGCATTTGCATTTGCGTGGTTTATCGGGGTATCTGTATTTGGGGTGGAATTGCATTTAAATTGGGTTAGAAGTGGAAAGCAGCTACTTTCAAGCTACATACAGTTCATTTCTAACAACTATAGCATTGAAGAACTAAGGGATTGCCTAGAATATTCAGGATTTGCATACAACAGAAATCAAGCCTAGAAAAATAGGCTTTTTTTAATTTATTGTTTACAAGAGTATCATTGTATGTTATACTATAGGTGTAAAGAAAAGTAGAGGTAATAACAATGGCAAAGAACAGTGAAGCGAAAATCAGAGCGAATAACAAATACAACAAAAAAAATGTAAGCCAGGTAAATTTGAAGTATATTACCAAAAATAATCAGGAAATTCTAGACAAACTAAATTCAGTACCTAGCAAAGCGGATTATGTAAGACAATTGATCTTGCAAGACTTAGAAAGAGAAAAGAAAGAGGCTAACAACAAATAGCCTTTTTTTATAGGTTTTTTTCACACGTCCGCACTTAAAAATGGTATAATATATGTAGTTAGGAAGTACCTAAAAAAGACCAAATATTGCCACTTTCTAACGAGACATTTTTTACTTCTACTTACTCAGAATTGAGTGCCTCGGGGAGACCTGAGGATATTATAACGGTGTAAGTGCAATATAAATTGACGGGGTAGGGTGCAATAGAAATAACACCCATGAGTGCAATGAAAATGCCACCCCATTCGCAATAGCCGACCGAATCGCAAGGGCCGACCCAATCGCAACAGGATTTGCGTGAAACGTGGCCTTATATCGCAACAGAGGTCGGGGGAAAAGAAGAAAAACAAGTTGATTCAGAGATATAGAAACGTCCATACAGTCAAATATGCGTAATAAACACGATAAGTTCCATAATGTTTATACTAATGTTTACACACGATTGTTTAGGTTGGTTCATAAATTGTCATCACGTAGTCATATACTACTACTTTGAAATGAATAGTCAGATAATTCATTTCTTACTCCTTTAGAAATTCTTTATTAATTCTATATCTTGAAGATTGTATGGTTTAAGGTTCTGTTTTGAGCACACAGAGCCTATATTATACGTATTCTGCATATTTTAAAGTGATTGATCTTTGAAAAAACGATATATCTAAGTCCCTCGATACATATATATAATAGGAAAGAGGTTCGGGGGAGATAAAGAGGGGTTTTGACCTCGGGGGAAAGAAGAAAAGAGGAGCTACGTCCTCCACGGACTCCTCCAAACCCTATAAGAAGAAGATATATACACTATTATTACTAGTATTATTTACCTATCAAGTTCTAATGTAGTTTGATGGGTTTTTTTATTGTTTTATTTGCTTAAATACTCATTTGTGAACAAAAAATAAGTAATATCCTTTATTTAAAGGGGTTTTTAAGTGTTCCAAAAAGAAAAAATTGTCAATATAAAAAATAAATTTTGTATTTTGTATTTTGTAATCGGCGAAAAATTTTGTATTTTGTATATTTTGTATTTTGTAAATTGTTCACGATTTGTAGACAAAAACACGGTGTAGTACGAAAATATCCGCTATTATATTCACGATTCGTGAACAAAACGTGAAAAAAAGGCAATATTACCATTGCATTTATAGTAGTACCATGATATAATAACAGTGTAAAGAAAAGGGGTGACATCCAAAAACAAGACACAAAAAAAAGATCTTACTCCATACGCTGACAACGAAAAAGTAAGATCATTCTAAAAAACGTATATATAAATTATAGTATATGGAGGTTAAGCCCCAAAAAATATATATACGTCCTAATTATATCAGTTTGGGGCTAAAAAGAAAATATGGAACAAAAATATTATTATGGAAATGCGATCAGTCAATATGGATTAGATAACGGTTATGTTGACTATGCGACACTATCGAAATGCTTTGACGCTGTATTGAATAACGACATTATGTCATTGACATATGACATAGGTTCATGGGAGCAAGTAAGTGGAGCTATTGACAACACGGACGAGATAGAAGAGTTGGAAGAAAAAAGGGACGAGTTAGAAGAAGAAAACGAAAGCAGCCCATCACAAATAACTGAAAATGAAATAAATGAAATAAACGATCGTATAACGGAGCTTGAAAGTGAACAAGACGACGATCCAGAAGTATTTCAATGGTTTATTGTAGACGACTGGGGCGCTAGATTATTACAACAAGAAACAAATGAAATTGTTTATTATAATGAAACGCTAGATATGTATTTATGGGGTGTAACTCATTTCGGAACTAGTTGGAATTATGTATTGACAAATATCGAAATTGATTGGTAGGTGCTGACAATGGTAACACGTAAGCACCTAAACAAAATGAATAACGTGCAAGTGTTATTTCTTGCACTCTTAAAATTCTACTTCTATATTTGTTTCGATCTATTAATTGTGGGCCTATTTCTAGGCCTATCAAATATTATATTGCCATTAATTTATAAATAAAGGGGGTTATACCATGATATTAAATAATAATGAAATAGAAGCAGTTAAAGACTGTTTAAAAAGATATATTGAATTCAATAATAACGGGCTTATGTCTAACTATAAAGTTAGGCAAAGTAGCTTATTACTTATGGATGAAAGAGACATTGACATTGATTATAAAAAAATGATCGTATTAAAAGAGAATAAGCCTATATATAGAATTATTGAAAGATATTCAAAAACAACGCATAAAATGTTGATCCCAAAGTTAGAACGTTTGGGAGGTGTAGAGAATGACTAAAATATACATGAAAGACATTAAAAGTCTATGCAATTGCATAGTCGGTTTGAGTTGTCAAACTATACGAATGAGCGAAAAAGGTGCATTCAATAAGGGGTATATATATTCATGCACGATATATCCGTATGGCAATTGTATTACATTTCAATTCATTGAAAATGATCATCGTACTTTTAATTCATACTCTAAAAAATTCATGTTTGAGCAACTTTTAAGATATTATAAAAAAGGTCTAAACAATTGGATTGAATTATATAATGATGATAGTTTTAAAACTAAAAAAGAAAAAAATAGAATGAATTATTATATTAATAAATTAAATGAATTTGAAAGGCTGCTAAATGATTGATCAGTTAACAACTATACTTGTATTTATATTACTTCTTGCATTCTTATATAAATACTTTATATGGATTATTATATTATTTATTGTATTATTTATTATTATTTATCTTTTATGCTAGTTTGAACTAAAATGTTTGAACTAGCTTTTTTATTGTCTTTTTTTCTTCTCTTTGCTGCTTAAAGCCTTTATAACTCTTTGCATGATCTAGAAATAAATTGTTTATGAAATAAAGACATAAATATATATGCGTTTGGGGTCATGGTTTGAAAATCGCAACAGGAATTGACGACCATACACACCCCATGCCTTCCCTCTCGACCAAACCACATTTTTTACACCTAGCACTATACATAAGAGAGTGCTAATGCAAATAATTACAAATAATAGCAAACCACCCCCTTTTTTAGATAAAATTTTTAGGAAAACGAAAATTCGAGTTTTGAAAAAAAATGAGTTCATGTATTTTTGCGAGGGGTAAACGAGTAGTAGGTGAGGGGTAAGAGATGGGTAGATGAGGGGTAAAAACGTCCTCAAAGAAATCATTTATAATGTAGGGAGGTAGAGAAAGAGAGGATGAGAAAATGCCAAGGGCAAAGAGTGTTTCAGAATTAAAGCGTGAGGATGAAGCTAAGAGGTTCTTTGACGAGTATTCAAAGAGTGGGAATATTACGAAGTCCATGCAAAAGATTCGTCCTGATTTAAGCGATAAGAGTGCTTATAACAAGGGATATAAGATATTAAACAGTCCTTTATTTAGGAATGTCATACATGAGAGGGTAAAAAAGAGAGATCAAAGGAGTGTTATGACAGTAGAGCAACGTAGACAATGGCTTAGTGATAACATTCAAGACGAAGAAAAGGACATGAAAGACAGATTAGGGTGCTTAAAAGAGCTAAATAGAATGGATGGCATAGGAAAGAGCAATATTTTAAATGTTGGAAGTGTAAATAATATTACTGTTGAGCAGAAAAGAGCGATTGCAGAGGAAAGAATCAACGATATATTAGGAATCAACATGGGAAGTGAGTTTTTAGATGCCGAGGTAATAGAACACAAGGAGGATGAAAATAATGAAGAAACAGACTCTTAGTGTTACGGAACAACATTTTAAGGATGTAGAGGACTTAAAGGAAGCTAAAGCTATTAATAAGAGCCAAGAAGAAGTCGTTAGATTGTTGAATGGAGCTACCCCCAAGTATAAATTAAAGAATTGGACGAGAGGATATATCCCCGAACATTACAAACGACTAAATATTTCTAGACAAGAGGCTTTCAGACTTGCGGTTATCGGTGCAAGAGAGGCTTTGACATATTTTCAAGTTAATCTTCACTTTACACAAGCTATGTTGTTCGGTGCGGTTGTAGAGGGTTACGATACAATCTATGCAATTACTACTTCTCAGTATGGCAAAAGCTGGACTTTAGGAATGATTGCTATTTATCGTGCGTATAAAGGACATCAAGTGCGAATTGCGGCCGCAACAGGAGAAACCGCTACTATCATCATGTCAAAAGTAATCGGACATTTACAAAATGCAGACGAGTCTATTCAGAGTTCTGTATTAGATTCAGGAAACAAGATTGAAAAATTACAGACTTCTACTTCCAAAACTAAAATTTCCTTCAAGGGCGGAGGATGTGTAGAGATTGTTACATTAGGTGGAAACAGTGTTGACCCGAAGAAAAACAACAACGCTATCGGTAAGGGCGGAGATTATATTATTGACGAAGCGGCACAAGTCAGTGAAGATGCGTATGCCGAGATAGGACGAAGGGAATTTTCAAGTGTTGACGGGTCAAAAGAGCTTGAAATCGCTATTTCCAACCCCCACAAACGAGGAGAGTTCTACGATTGCATGACAAACGACAAATACCCCGAAGGAACATTAGTTGTTTGGATGGATGTCCGTACTGCTTACGAAGAAGATCGTATGAAAAGTGCATCTCAGATTCTAAATTCTCACTTCTACAAGAATAGAAGTACTTGCCAACGCTATTTAGTGTGCGAATTAGAGGAATTTTCAGACGAAAGTATGTTTAAAACCATGACTTTAGACGACGATAAAGCCGATAATTCTTATAAAAAGCGTTTTTTCCTAGGCATTGACTCGGCTTATACAGGAAAAGACGGTATAGATGTTGCTTTATGCTCCCAAAACAGATACGGAAACTGCAAAATCGAGACGATTTACAATCTAAAAGAGGGTGTTTGGGTACAAGGAGTCACATCTGAGAAGATTATTACCAAGATTGTTAAGATTATTGAGACATTAAACATCAAATATGTTTGCGTTGACGTTGGTTTCGGTACTTGGTTGACCGAAGGATTGTCAAAATACTCTGAAAAGCTAGGATTTATCCTTGAGGGTGTCAATTTCCAAGGAGGGCCAACAAAAACACGTATCAAGGCAAGACATTACAGTGCAGCTTACGCATTTAATCTAAGAGCGGAAATGTATTTAGACTTTCAGCAGCTAATGGACAGTAAGAAATTGACTTTCACAACCGAAGTTGCAAAAAGATTGAAGCCTGAATTGCTTGCTACAAGGACTGTATCGAAGAACAATAAGAAGATAGCCATTATTCCTAAAGAGGAGATAAAACAACGCTTAGGACACTCTCCTGATGCCCTAGATTCCTCAGTACTTTCTGTCCGCAGTTGTTTAATGTATAATCTAAGCAGTGAAATACTTGCGTATGCAGAGAACGATTAGGAGGTGCTAATTTGAGTCGAAGAACAAAGAAAAGACAAAAGGATAGAGTTAAACTAGCATCCAATACCTATGTGTCACCTAACATTTCGCACAATATTCACAGTTCTAATGCAGAAACCGAAGCCGAAAAGGTAATGGAAGCTATGCTAAACTGCAATTCAGATTGCATTAACGGATTTATAAAGACAAACTTTAAGAATCAGTTTGATGAGATCGATTGGATGATAGACAATCTACCAACGCTACCATATGTTATCGGTAAGGTTATTGACTTTATATTCTCAAACGGTATCACAACAGGTGATGAGAATTTAGACAAGAATGTTCTAATGCCATTCCTTTATAGACACAATGTACAAGGTGTTACGAACTATTCTGTACTTCAAAATGCTATTATGCAGTCGTTATTGTACGGAAAATGCGGTATTCGTTGGCTAGATGAAGATAAAGGAATTGTTACAGAGAATTATCGTAATTATGTTTCCATCATGCGTGAAGATGATGAATATAAAGGTTTTAGAGTTCCTATCTGTTATGCTATGTCGGCAGACGATAAAGAACCTATCTCATTAGGAACAAAGGAAATCGACTTTGATGAAGCGTTATTCCTTAAAACAGGCAAATTAATGTCAAAAGACGGGACAATCATTGTAGAGATTCCTGATAATTTCTGCAATCTTAGAAACGGAACAGACCATGAGAACGGATTATCTTGTTTATTACGTGATAAACAACGTCTAAAACTATTAGGTGCGGTTTACGAGCGTTTGAACTACGATATTCAGTATGATGGCCCTGGACGTTTGATTTTTTGGCTAAAAGACGGATTTGCCAAGGGAGATACGATTGATTTATCGGCTTCCCAAGTTCTAGACGAATCATCTAGTTCTAAAGCAGACAGAGCCGACAAAGCAAGAATTGAAGCTAAACGTCTAGGTCAGGAAATCAGAAATTCAAAATCAGACAATGTAATCCTTGCAAGCTCTATTTTCGATAAAATGGATCACTTGCCTCGTGTTACAAAAGGTACAGAGTTCTTAGAATACCTTCAAATGAAGGAAGGTTCTATTATTTGTCAGTGTTTCGGCCTTACTCCTGAATTAATCGGTTTAGGGGATGTATCAGGAAACGTATCTATGGAAAGAATCATAGATAACGCCATGACAAATACAATCGTACCAATGCGAGAAAGGTTCGCCACTCAGATTTCTCCTATGTTAAGTGAGAAATTAGGTGTGCCAAAGGTTTATTTTGATAAATACGAATTGAAAGAACAACAAGACAAGTCTGCAAAGACATATAAATTGGCCTTGTCAGTTACTCAAATCGTAGGTGCGATTGTCAACGGAGCAGAAGCGTTAGACAAGAGCACAAAGAATTACATGATGGAATCAGTTACTAGAATGATGGATTCTATCGAAAAAACACTATAGCGAGAGGAGAAAATAAAATGGAAATGGATATTTTAAAAAGTATCTTATCTGAAAATGAGGTAACACCCCTAGGAAGTTTGAATGGGACTCCGTTATATTCATTTGAAGATGCACAGAGAATCAACAAAATTGGATTGGTAAAAGAGAAAATCCAAGGTAAAGAGGTTGAATTTGGTGAAAGACCTATGCGACCTGATGGATTAGGGTATTTGGAAACAAAAGCCAATGCAATTGCAGTTCCAACTTCTTTCTTTGAGAACAGATACAGAAAAGTAGAAATCGTAAAAACTGTTGCCAATGAAAAAACAAAGAAGGAAGAAACTGTTAAAGATGTATATTACGAAGTCGTAACAGACTACAGAGCTTGCAAAGAACAGGCTAGTGGACGTGTATATACAACTACAATTCCTGTATATCAGATTGGAGCTAAGAAAGATTCAAAAGGAAATGCTGATTTATTCTTAATTGGTCAAAGAAATATTTCAGATACAGACTTTATCAACGAGTTCAAAGGTAAATTGAACAAAGAATCAATGGTCAAGATTCTTAAATTGATTGGTAATAACCCAACAAAACAAGTAGAAGATACATTAGAGTTTTAATTAGAAGTAAAAAAGTAGAAAAAACAAGGCAATATTTGGAAATAAACAAAAGGTATAAACAGTTTTCACTGTCTATATAGATTTTTGCATATTTCGAGGTATTGCCTTTTTATATGCAAAGCAACGAAAGGAGATACATAAATGTCAATTAAACGTAGTTTCACTGTAAAAATCACTTTTAAAGAAGGGTACGGAGTCCCTATCACTTTAACAGGGAAAGATGCAACTGCTTTTAATACTGCTTGGAATAACAAATTGAATGACCAAGACGGAGCTATTGGATTTGAATGGCCAGTTATTACTACAACAGGTGAAACACCTAATCAAAAAACAGTAACAACTTGGACTTCGTTCTTATTCTGCAATGTAGCAAAAGTAGAACGCTCAGAACAAACAGAAACAAAGTATACAGACGATCAATGCCATGATGCTTAGAAGGAGAGACCATGCAAAACAACGTACAAACTATTAACGGTGTTACTTGGTTCGATTCCCTAGAAGAAAGAAATGCTTTCTTAAAGCAAAACGGTAGACATGAGTTCGCATTGGAAGAAGCAGCAAAGAACGCAAAACAGTATTTGAAACTTCTTGATGTAATAGAAGAAAAAACGCAAATTGACGTTTATTCAAGATTAGATAGCGGTACTTTGCTATACGGATATGTAGTTCTAGAGCCTAAGAAGAAATACAAGATTCCCGAAGATAAAGTTTTGTTAGAAGCACTTAGAAACAAAACTATTCAAAAAAGATATGATTCCACAATGGAAGAAATATTAAAAGGAGCAAAGATTCCATACGAAGTCAAGAAGTGTAATTCATGTGGTGGAAGGATTCAGAAATTGTTCTATAAACCCGTAATCGTAGTAGAAACGGAGACTAAGAAATAATGCCACAAAAGAAAAGAGTTCCAACATATGTAGAAAGCATTAAAGATAGCCTTGATCGCAGAAAAAAAGGAAAAGCATTTTATGACAATGCAATCACTTTATCTAGCGTAGATAAAGAAAACCATTATGTCAGTGTGAACCTATCATCAGGGTACGTAGAAAACAAACCTACACGTCTTATTGACGAGGGGGCAATAACATATGAGGGTGGAGATGATATTCGTCTATACATCAAGAAAGGGGCAGTACAAGCGTTCTACGATAGCTTGAGTTCTGATTATGTAGGATATATCAACTTAGCTCACATTGACATTACATCACTCCCTTTAAACTTAGGTACATGGACTAAAGATGATTTAACAGTTGTCGATATTGGGGATGGAAGAAAAGGTCTTGATGTAAACGTCAAACTAAACAGGGAATTGCACATAGTGCAAGATTTATTGAAACAAGAAATACCATTGAGTATTAGTGCAGAACTGAGAGGGACACTCGATTTTGAATCGTCATTTAAATTTAATGCACCATTCTACAACGAAATCGAGATTTCTGGTTTTTCAGTTGTTGCAAATCCAGCCAATGTAAACAGTACAGGCGAAAATTTAAACAGTAAAGGAGACTCAGAAATGAACCTATGGGAAAAGATTTTAAAGTTGAGTTCTGAAAATAAAGAAGAAAAGAAGAATGAAGCTTTAGAAAACAAAGAGGAAGAAAAAGAAGAAAAAGAACCTTCTAAAGAAGAAAAAGCACCTGAAAGTAAAGAAGAAGGAACAGAAAACAAAGAAGAAGCTAAAAAAGGCGAAGAAACATTAGAAACTGTTGAAATGTCTAAGGATGACATGGAAAAAATCAACAAATTCATGGATGCTTTTGAAGCTTTAAGTGCAAAAGTTGAAGCATTAGAACAAGAAAATGCTGAATTAAAAGAAAAATTAAAAAATTCTAAGAAAGAAAAAACAGAATTTGAAAAGAAAGCAGAAAGCACATTAGACAGATTGTCTAGTTTGATCTCAGGACAAGCTAACGATAAAGAAAAGAAAGAAGAAAAATTAGCTTCAACTTCTAAAGTTAGCGGAGATATGTGGGGATAGGAGGTAAACCATGTTAGATTTATTATTTACAAATCCTGATAACACATTATTAGAGAAAATGGCAGTTACACCAGGAATGGTAGAACGTCTAAGTTCTAATATCGAGGATTTAACATCATTCTCAAGAGCTTATATTGATTATGAAAAAGCAAGACAGAATTTAGCAGCAAATGCTTCTAAATCAAATGTAGGAACAGTTGGTATCGGTACTGATTATTCAGATAACTCACCAGCCAATCCATTACAAAACGTGTTCCCATTAGTTTCTTGGTTAATGAACACACCAGCTTCACGTAAGATGCAAGGTGCTATGAACCGAGGAGCATGGAGCGTAACAAAAAAAGAAGATGGCAAATTCTATATTCAGCTGCCATTCACATACGGAACAACAGAACCTAAATCAACACAAGGTGAATGTTGCTGGGTTCCATTAGATTTAGCTAAATGCGGTAGCAATGCACCATTAGCATTATTGTGTTTAAAGAGCTGCGAGCCTATTATGGATAGCTTGGTAAATGAAACACGTAAAATCAAAGCTAATGACATGGTTTGCTACTTCCAACGTGAAGGAGAAACTATTAAAGAAGCTCAGAAACGTATGGATTTAATTTCAATGGCATACTTCACTGCTATTAACGTAATCTTAGGGACAATGTCTACAGGTACTCCTACATTGAAACCATTCCATGGATTATTGGAAGTAATGGAAAATAAAGCGGTTATCAAAATCGTAGGTACAAACGTATTATCTGCGTTTGATTCAGTTGGTTTACGTTTGGCAGCTTTAGGAGATGGCGATTACAAATTCGCTTGTCACCCATTGGTACTTGAAGGTATCAAATCTGTTATTGTTCCAGGTAAATTCAACGGAGAATACCCTGATGGATGGACTCGCAATAAAGAAACAGGCGAAGTCGCATTTAAAGGACATGGATTTATCGCAGATAAATTAGTTCCATGCGACATCACAAAAGGTACAGGTGATGTATGGGTATTAGAAGGAAATACAGTAGGTTTGGTAATGGGAACTACTTTCCAACCATCTGAAAAATTCCAACGTCATACATTCGGTGCTACAGATACACCATCCGAAGGATGCGGTACTCAATGTGATTACTACTACAACTTTGGATGTGCATTTGGAACTGATGCAAACCGATTAATGGTAATCCAAGGTATCCCAATGTCAGCAGCTACATTAGGAGATACATTAAACGGATTAGACCTTGTATTAAAACCAACAACTATCGTACCAATCAACATTGGTGAATAATGTACGAAAAAATTGTCGAACAATTGAAAAATTATTGTTCGTGCATAAAGGAAAGCGATTTAGAAGCAGATAAGCTTGAAAAGAATGTTGGAGAACTAATTGATTTAATTAGTACCATCACTTGTTGGAAAAACCATCCATGTGAGACTTTCCTCTCATCTCAAAGAGAGGAAGTCTTTGATGTTGGTGAATTTAAGAAATGTGGATGCGATTCAGGGATTGTACGCATACCGCTATTCTATCCAATGATTGACCCAACAACGATTGAAGTATCTGTTATCACTAGAGAAAGAATTACATTTACTACTCACAAATTAGAAGTCGATAAAGATTTTTCTTATAACCCATACGACAGTATCGTGTACGTTGATTTATCTAATATCGACTACAAAGATGTGTGCAATTGTGGATGTGATGAATTATCTAAGATCGTTGTCAGTTATGTAGCTGGATATGAAACGATACCTGAATGTCTATTGCCTGTATTCTGCGACTTTCTACAATTTGTTATCGCAATGAATAGATGCGAATGTGGTTGTAGCACTTGTGAAGAAACAGATGGTAGTGATGTTCTTATCTCAGAAGAAAATTCTGATGCTCAGATTTCAATTAGTGTGTATGTTCGTGAACATATTACAAAAGCGTATTCAGAGCAGTTAGGTATCTTGTCAGTATGTAATTCAAAAGACACATGGGTTGGTGCAGTAGTATGAGAATTAAATATATTGGAATGAAAAGTTCCACAAAGAAAAACGGATGCCCTGTATGCGGTGCGAAAGCCAAATCAAACACATCTTATGATTATTCAAAACGTATGTGTTTGCCTAGTGGCCTAGTAAAAATCTTCCTTATGAACAAAGTTGAGGAAGTATCGTATGAAGATGGTGTATTCCTAAAAGGCTTTAAATACGTCTATGGAGGCAAACTTTATTACCCCTTTATCGAGGTGTAGGAAATGCTAAAAGGCCTCTTAGAAGATGTTATAGAAGCGTGTGAAGAAGATTTTGAAGGATTGGCTAGTGAATTAGAAGAAACTATGCGAGAAGAAGCTCCAAGAGGGAGTAGATTCTATGCTCAAGAAATGACAAGTATGCCATGGAATGAATATAGGCCAGGTGCTTTAAAGGATTCAATCACGAAGGAAAAAGTATCTAATACCGAATATCTAATCGGAGTAGATGCAGACAAACTAGAAAAAGATTCTAGAAACCCTTCTCACGTTGATTACTCCCCAATGGTACAAAATGGAACGAAACGAGTTTATACGTTAGTGCGTAAAAACGGAAAGCCATTCGTTTGGGTAGATGAAATGGGAAAGAAACACTTTGCACACAAAATTAAGATGCCACCTAGAAAGGCAAATGATTTTGTTGCTAGAGCGGTATCTAGATTTGATGCAAAAGTTAAATAAAGGAGATTAAAAATGGAAGAAAAAGTTTCAAAAGCTAAAAAGACTCCTGAACAGAAAGTAGATGTTCAAGCATTTGTTTCACGCAAACTAAACGCTTTAAATCAATTAGGCGGTGCTAAAGCAGAGCGTGCTATGGAGCGTGTACTAAAAGCTACAATGGGAGGGCAAAAATAATGTCTAACTGCAACATTAACAAAATTATTAGTGACAAATTAAGTGTCTCTAAATTAACTAAAACTCAAGAAATTGATATTACTATCATGAGTGATATTGATTCTTGTTTAAAAATCAATACTCGTAAATTTGAAAAGATTACAGGTACTGCTAGTGCTTATACATCACGTACTATTGCACCTGATTTAATCAACGTTTGCGAATCATTTGGATGTAAGAATACAGGTACATTGTTCATTACTTCTAAAGAAACTGATGCAGAAACTGGAGAAGGAAACAAAGTACACACAAGCGGTGCGGTATTTAAGGCGTTAAAAAATGCTTTAGACTTTGCGGCAGGTGTTGTTTACTACTACGTGAATGTTCCTCAAGCTGGTACTTACACAATCACAACAAAGATTTCAGATGTTTTAGATCACGAAATGACTAACGCAGATGAATATACAAGCACTTTAAAAGCAGATAAAGAAGGATTCTACCCTGTACAGATTGACTTATCTACTGTTCCTACAAAGGTATCAGGTAAAGGATGGGAAGCAAGTACATCAGGAGTCCGTTTAAGCATTGAAGTAGCGTTAACAGACAAATCATCAGATAGTATCTTGATTGGTCTTTCTTCAATTTCTTTCTTTGAAGAATTTGCAGACTTAGATTCTAACAATGACATTAAAGTAAGCTGCTTATCAGGATTTGATGGTGACGATACTGTAGACCCTGTAGATACAAGTTGCTTTGATGATTCTTATGATGATGATTCAGCTTCTATTGAGCGTTCATTTACAGGTACTCAATTAACATCAAACTACTTAACTATGAACCCATTTATCGGCAAGGGAGATAAGTCTCAAGGCTTTATGATGCGTACTCAGGAAGTGGTTATTGAAACAGATAAAGAACATTCTGAATATGGTTCAATCCATATTGCAGACCACTTTGTTGAAGAATGTGGATTTATCTATGCAGCATTGAGCGACCAATGTAATATCACAGATTCTACATTGAACCGAATTAACACTCCATTGTTGGCTAATTTAGATGAGTCTCAATACCAAGTATTGAACAGTAAAATCAATCCAAGCTTAGATATTGAGGGTTCAAAAATTTACTTCAACAAAAATTTAGTAGGTAAAACATTAAAGATTTCTTATCCAATGACTGTTGATGTATTGCAACACTATGTAGCAAACAACGATAGCTTAAAGAATAAGAGAGCAAAAGTTACAATCACTCGTTATAGAAGTGATGGAACTGCGGAAGTATTTACTTACCACAATGCAAAAATTACTTCATTCCCAATGGGTATCCCTGATGATGGAGCGTTTGAATTTAGTTTAGCGTTCAAGAAAGATACTCGTGGAAACTGGTATGAAGTTTATGTAGTAAACAAAGCTAACGCTAATTTATAGAAATTGAGAGGCAAATGAGATGGAAGAACAAAAGATTTTAGAACCAACACAGTTAAATGCCATGATTGAAAAGTTAAAAGTAGCTCGTGAGGATGATACTCCTCACGCAGTCTATGGCAATGGTGGTGAAATTGCAGTTGTTGGTGATGCAAATAAGACAGATGTTAAAACAATTGATATTGAAGTGAGTTTTAGATTCACTGAAAAAGAAATCGAAGAACATAAAATTGATGTTCCTGAGAATGCTAAAAGAGTAGGGCAATATGTTATGTTCGATAAGAAGTTTGAAAATCTAACATTATCTCCTAGACAAGATATGAAGATGGTAGAAGCTTTAATCGAAGTAAAACCATTGCTATTGGATGCAGAACAAATCCTAGACCCATATAAAGAAAAATTCCAAGAAATCGAGGAATACTATGGCCACAAATTCATTAAAGGAAAAGATGGAATCGTTACAACAGACACAGATGATGAAGAAGTGAGCAAAACTATGGTTCAGATTTATGAAGCGTATATGAATGAAGCAAACGAACAGATTTTCCATTTATACGCTCAATCCTCTACAAATTTAGTTGATGGGCTTTATAAAGTTGTTGCAATTTTCTTAGGATTAGATGAATTTTATGAAGATCACATGATGCAATATTCAGTTTTAACTTGCATGATTAGCCTAATTATCAAATATCCTGAATTATTTAATGAGGTAGAAACAGTTTTTATCAAATAATTGATAAGGGGGATGATAAAAAGGATTCAGTAAAAAAAGCAAAGTCTTATGTTGCAGAACTAAATCTTTATTCAACCATGGCTCATTATGTCGGTAAAATTCTAAAAATACGCCCCAATGAGATATTAGACCATTGGGGTGTTTCTGAATTAGTTGTAGCCTTTGGGTACTACGCAAATCTACAAAGCGATAAAACATGGAATGAAATTAACGAGGCAAATAAAAATTCTAAAAAGAAAATACCTCAGATTGACAGATATGCGGTTCATTTCATGCAGAAAACAGATTTAGCGAAGGAGTCCGAAGATGTCAGTACGTGAAGTCGGTGCTAGGTTAGTCCTTGACATTAAGGATGCCAAAGCAAGATTAAATGAATTAGAAAGACAAATAAAAGCTATTGAAAAAGCTAAAATTCAATTTGCAGCTAACACTGCGGAATTGGATAGGTTGGAAAATAGATTAAAAGAAATAAAAAAAGAAAGAGATTCGCTAATGAAACAAAGACTTGCTATGCAAGTTGATTTAGATAATTTAGCAAATCTTAGAAATAAATTAGCAGATATTAAAGATGATATTTCAAATCTAAAAAAAGAATTGTATTCTTTGAACAATAAAAAATTAGCTATCGACATTGAGTTAAAGCAAAACGCAAACGATATACAAGATGTATTAAATGACAAGACTTTAAGCGAAGGTAAAAGAGACGATTTGCTTAAAGGATTGTACAATATGCGTCAGCAACTTAAATACGAACTTAACGAAGTCGGTATTGAGATGGATAAAATCCAACAGAAAATAAACAACTTCAACAAAGAAAAAATCAAAGTAGAAGCTGATATTTCTGCTTTAAAAGATGTCGAAAAGTTGACTGATGAGATTGACAATTCAATTGCAGATTTAGATAAAGAAGAAATTGATATTAACGCTAAAACAGACAAATTAGAAAATGCCAATAAGCAGTTAGGCGATATGATTTCAAAAGAAGGCGAAGTCAACAATACTACCGCAGATGTTAAATCGCAAATTATCGGTTTTGAAGATAGTTTGAACAAACTAAACAATCTTCAACAAGCTGCTAAAGCTTTGAAAACTGCTAGTAAGGTTACATTTGATGTTGGAAATAAAATGTCAAATCTAGGCTCTAGTATGTTGAACATTGCTAAGAATTTCCAAAACAATCCAATAGGAGATATTGGACGATTCTTAGTACAAGGTGTTGGATATTCTAGTTTGTATAGATTGGTTTCAGGTGCACAAAACGCAATGGGCGAAGCATTTTCAAACGGTGTTAAAAGATACGATACAATCAAAGTTGCGAAAAGAACATTGTCCACTGTAGTAGGTGATGTAGACGATTCTACAACGAAAATCCAAAAGATGATTGATAACCTAGATGAAAGCATTTTGGGCCTACCAACCACTTTAGATGACGCTCTAAGCCATGTTACGAGATTTACTTCAATCAATCATGATTTAGATAGGTCTCAAAAGCTATTCTCGGCAATTAATGATTCCATTTTGACATTCGGTGGTGATTCTGAGGGGGTAAACAATGCGGTTACTCAGTATTCTCAAATCATGGGTTCTAAAATGGATGCTCGTACATTGAGATCAATGGAAGATGCAGGTATGACACCAGCCTTAACTGCTATTGCAAAGAAATTTAATATGTCATTTGCAGAGTTTAGAGAAGCATTTACAGGTTCAAATCCAACTATTTCATTACAACAATTTGAAGATGCTCTGATTGAATTGGATGAAAAAGGTGGTGGTGGCCTAAATTCGTTGGCAACTATGGTTAAATCATCTGTAGCCACAATCTCAAACGGTCTTGACTTAATCCCTAAGAGATTTAGTAAAGCCGAAGAAAAGTGGTTAGGTGCATTAGATGAGGTTTCAACGGAATTAACAGGAGCTACAATTTACGGAAATATCTATAAACTTTCTCAAAAAGTTGAAGGCTTAGGAGATATAGGAGCAAACTTCATTAGAAGCCATAAAAAAGAAATTGGCGAAGGCATAGACTTCATTAAAACGAAGTTCTCTGAATTATTGAGCGTTTTAAAAACGTTTAGTTTCAAAGATTTTGTTGGTGGATTTAAACAAGGATTAGATGATTTCAAAGGAGCAATTGATTTCTTCAAGCCTCTTGTTAGCGGTCTATATAATTTTGCAAAAGATAAAATCACCGAAATGGGAGACGGAAGCTTTTCTAAAGGATTAGGACGTTTCGTATCAGACTACATCCAAATTGGTATTGGATTAAAGTATGCTGGTAAGTTAATGAAACTTGGAAGCGGTGGAATTAGCCTTTTAGGAGATTTAGTAAACATTTCTTCAAAATTCAAAGGAAAAAGTTTCAATATTCCATTCCTAGGAAAATTAGGAAGTAAATTTAGTTCTATTAAAAATGTATTCAAAAGTTCAGATGAGATTACTACTGCGGTAGGCACTCCAAAAACTTTTGATGTAGAAGGATTTAAAAATAAATTATCTTCATTAGCTATCATAGCTGGTGGGGCAGGAACAATTATTCTTTATTGCAAAGCGATAAAGGAAATTGAAAAGAATGTTCCAAATGACATTACAACATTGCCTATGCGATTAACAAATTTGTTCTCTGTAATGGGATTGATGATGGGAGCTAACACACTTAATGCAGCAGTTTCAAAAGTATTAGAGATGAACGATGCCTTAACAGGATTGGCAATGATGATTGGTCAAGGCGGAGCTTTATGGCTATTTGCAAAGGCTATGCAAGAACTAGATAAAACTATGCCTGATGGATTCGACACATTCAACGATAAGTTATTAGGCTTATTTGAGTGCATTGGCTCTATGACACTTATTACAGGTATTCAAGGTGGTGCTGGTGTCCTAACGGGTGGAATCACTACATTGGCCCAAGTGCTAGGAATGGTAACAACAACAGGACTAGCTGGTACGTTGATTGCTTGTGCTAAGGCTATGCAAGAAGTAGATAAGAATGTTCCTTCAAACACAAAAGGACTTAAAAAGAAAATCCAAGGAATTATGGATGTCATTGATATGTTTGAAGGTGGAGGAACACTTTCTTCTTGGTGGAGTCAAGTTATTAAAAGTTCTGAGTCTTTATGGAAAAATATGGAGACTTGGAATATCACTAGGATTCTAAAGAAACTTGTTACTATTGGAGAATCAATTTCAAAAGTACAAGGAATGAGTATTGATAGTAGTTCTTTCAACGATCAATTCAAAGATATTCAAGAGGTAATAAAGAATATTAATGATTTTGAGTTCCCGACAGTTAGTACATCAAGTGCAACAAACATTGCGGATGCAAACAGTATCGTTACGAACTATGCAACAATGGCTTCTAGTCTTTCTGAAATGTCTAATATCAACGGAAGTTCAATAAACGTTGAGAATTGTACAAGCATTTTAAAGAATGTAGCTAGTGTTGTTCAAGAAATGAAAAAGATTGTTTTCCCTGATGTTACGAAGAGTATTAAATCAAATTTAAACTCTACAAATGCACAAGAGCTCCTAGATACATTAAAGATTTTGGAACAGATTGTTCCTGAATTTGGAAACTTGCAATCAGTAATTAAAAGCAATCCTTTACCAAAAGCAAAGGATATTGAAAAGACAATCACTAGTATTTCTCAAGCAATTGGATACATTTCTGTAGCTGGTGTTGGAACAGGAAAAGACAAGAATATGTTGTCTTATAACTTGAAACAACTACCTGATGCCGAGTTATTTACAAACGCATTAAATGCTATCACTACTTTAGGCAATATAATCCTTCAATTTGGTACTTTGAATGTTTATTCTGATGGATTTGATTTTGAATCACTACGATCAAATATTAAGCAAATTGGAGATGTAATCAATGATTTAGCAACTAACAAAGGATTGACAAAAAATACCAAAAATATTGGCAGCGTTGATACGACAGTTACTAAGTTAAAAACAATTTGTGATAACTTAAATTCTATCGTTGGATTAAATCTAGACTTTGTTAAGGTTGGAGAAGTTACAACAGGTATTCAAACGTTCCTAAACAATGTTAAAGGATTGAAAGTTGGAGAAGCTACTACAGATGTTGTTACAGAAGTAAACTCAATCGTAACTTCCTTCCACAATATGGCAACAACTTTATCAAACATGAAGTCTGAATTTAATACCTCTGGTACAGATATGGCAAATGGAATTATTGAAGGTTTCAAAAGTATTGATATTGAAGGTTCATTTGGAACTAAGATTGATAATGCTAAAGCTTCATTGAAGAAGAAAAGCTTCAAATCCGTAGGTAAGAAGTTTGGAAAAGATGTTGTGAGTGGATTCAGTGAAGGTATCTCTAATATGTCTAGTTCAATCTCTAATCAGATTACTATGATGTATGGATATTCAACACGATTCACAGATTTAGGACAATACTTAGGAAGTGCATTTAAAAATGCGTTCAACAATCAGTCAGGAAACATTAATACAGGTGGTACGACTACTCCTACAGTAAACAGAGGTAACGAATCAAAAGGAAACAATATGAAGTTTGCTAAAGGTGGCCCAGTTTACTTAAAACGAGGTGGACAACCAATTGTCATGAAACCTAGTGGAACAGATACAGTACCTGCTATGTTGACTCCTGGTGAGTATGTAATGAAACGTAGTGCAGTCAAGAACGCAGGTCAAAGCTTCATGGATAAAGTAAATAACATGGATTTGAAAGGTGCGTTCAAAGAATTGTCTACTAGATATGGTTCTCATGTTGGAAACGTTGTTAATAAGAGCGTGACTATCAACAATAACGATAATCGTGTTACGAACAACAGTATCGCTTTCAACGAAGGAAACGAAAGAAGGCAGGCTATCAAAGTAGGTAGATGCTTGAGAGGTTTGGCATAATGACTTGTTATAACTTAAACCCATTAAAAACATACGTTCAGTTTAATGATCTTGTAATAGACAGTGCGGAGGAGATTTCCTCTGCCTCTCTAAAGCAAGATACAAAGACCGCAACGCAAGAATACAGTTACGGACATGGTAGTTATGTTGCTTTCCAAAAGAATCAACAGTTTCTTACGGAAGGTGATTTGTCCTTAACATTGAATTTTAATTATGAACATTTTCATGATGAAGATAGAAGATTCCTACGTGACTATTTCAATTTGAATTTGCTTAAACCTGGAAGGCTATGGGCAATCCAAGATAACAAATTGATTTGGGCATGGGCCTATGTCACAGGATTTAGTGAAGATTACAAAAAATACCAAGGTTATTTATCAATGGATATTGATTTTAAACTTTGGGAAGGTGTATGGCATATTGCAGATACAAAGAAAACATTCTTAGTTCCTTACTCTGTATGTAATATCCTTGATTGTGAGGATTTCAGAGATGCTCAAGAGTGCTTATCGTGTTGTGTTACTTGCCCCCCTGATATGGAAACTTGCAATTCGTGTTTATGCGATTGTGGAGACATTACAGAGGAAACATCTTTATGTGTAATGGGTACTAAAGCATTGGAAGATTTTATGAATTGTGGCAATTCATATAAGATTGTCTACGATTGCATCAAAGGTGAACAAATTTTTGGTGATGATTTGATTAAGAACAAAATCTGTAAAAAAGATTATTGTGTTGAGTCAATTGCTGGAAGATTCTACAGTGGAACAGTGTTAGATACCGACAAAGTAAAATTGATTCTAGATGGTAAATTCCAAAACCCTGAAATAGAAATCAACGGAAATAAAATGATGATTTTAGGTGAATATGATGGAATTTTAACACTTGATTCAAGTTGGAACTTATACTTTACTGCGGATGGATGTTGTGCATCAGAGGAAGTAGATTTAGATAATCTAGTGATCGAAGATGAATTTGGGTTCACAGTACATCATGGAATGAATAGATTAGTGGTCACAGGCTCATGTTGTAAGATGGCTTGTGTATATATAGATGTTGATGAACTTACAAATTAAGGAGGCTTGCAGTGGCAAATGTAAAAAGTTATTGCACTGCTTGTGGAAAGTTAAAAGATAGCAGTGCAGAGTTTATCCAAAATGGTGTTACAGATTCAATTTGTACGTCTTTAGGAAACGATACAGGCTTAAATCCTGATAATGGCAATAATACGTGTACAGACATGGAAAATGCCAATGATTGTCTTACAAAAGGCTTGTATGACATCATAGATGGATTTGATTTGTGTGATTGGAAATTATTCATGAGTCAATATGCTAACAATGATTACAACATGAAAGCAGCTATGATTTGTTGGATGTGTGGATTGCAAGATCAGTTGTATAATCTTCAACTTCAAAATTTGGCAATCGAAACGCAATATACTATTGAACAGTCTACACCTGGATTGAGCGTTGAAATTGACAGACAAGGTAATTTCACATTCAGATATTCAGATTGGATTCACACTAGTGATTACGAGAAAGTGGCGGACGGAGTTATTACAGGAAAAGTAGATTTCTGTATGAAGCCTAACAAAGATAAGAGTGCTACATACAAATTCAACAGTGTTACATTGAAACACTACTCTTATAAAATGACAGGAGTTCAATCTGGTTCAGCTCCTACTGTTTCGATTCGTGTTCCTAATAAGAGTGGGTCGTTGGTATATCAAAAAACAACAAACGCTTCATTTGAAGAAGATATTAACAAAACAGTGGAATTAAGCATGAGTGGAACAGTAAAAGCTGGAGAAACAACGAATTGGTTGCAGTTTCTTTCTATTTATGTTGATTGGATAGAAGATGATGAAATATCTCTACACACTCGTTTTGTAAATGATAACAAGGTAAACTTCGTTATCTGTAGAGATTAGGAGGTACACATAAATGAATAAAGATGTTTGTTCTGCTTGCGATTCTTTGAAAGCTACAAGCAGTAATTTCATTCAAAAAGGTGTAACAGATGCTATTTGTGCAAATCTTAAAGCAAATCAAGGGTTTGAAAATAAGGGCCATAACAACTGTACAGATATGCACGATATGAACGATTGCTTATTAGGTGGGTTGTTAGAAAAGATTGATACATATGATGTTTGTGATGCAAAAGAAGCTATCAAAGATTTGGAAAAGAATTTAATCAGTATCATGGATGTAATGATTTGTTCTGATTGTGGACAATGGGAAGAAATCGAAAAGCTATGGGCAGAAATCCAAAAGATTTGGAATGCTATCAGAGATTTACAAAATAAGGTCGGAAAATTTGAAGGCAGCATTGGAGATATGTACAGTGCGGTTGAAAAGATTCTTACAAATCTTAAAAACAGTGGAGCATGGAAACAAACAGGAGATACTGTATTTGAAGGAAAATTCAATGACGGAAGAAGCATTGCTACAGGTAATATAAATATCTTTGGTGGTACTCCTGATGGAAATTCATACATCCGTACTAATAACGGAAGTTCTGAGAATGATTTGGCTGGTGGTGTTTAATGGCATGGCAAAACTTTCACGGAGCTTACGATAACACAGGGCCATACGCAAACGTAGTATTAGGTGGAAATCCAGGCGATACCGCAGACTTTGGATTCCCACTTGCTACCGCCCATGCAAAAGGCTATGGAAAAGGTATCAACTTTTCAGATGATGGAAACTATGGTGCTACGTTCACATTAGATTTAGTTGGATATGGTGTAACGGATGCTGGTCAATATACAGGAAACGGAAAGTATGTACAGTATGGTGGAAGATATAACTATATTTTGATCATTAGCGTTTCTAACAACAATAAAGCCTCATGGAGAGAGATTTACAATCAAGTAATATTCTCTCATGCCGATACATGGGCATTAGCTTATTCATCAGGATGGGAAACAGTGGCACAAAATAGTCAGTGGAGTGGTAAGCTACAACTTCCGACAGATACAACACACGTTAAAGTTGAATTAAGAGGTGAAGATGCTACATTACCTTACGAGAATATATATTCTATTCAACAAGTTATCCCTGATTTTAGACCATGGGCAGTAAGAAAAGGTAAAGTGTTCTATTCTTTGGATAGAGCTACAGGATGGTTTAAAAAGAGAGTTAAAGGCTCTTGGGCCACTATTGGCAAATATAGTGCTGATAAAGCAAATAAAGAAAACCAAGGGTCAAGTAGAATCAGAAAAAATGGTAAATGGGTAGGACAAGGCAAAATTGGTAGTTAGGAGTAAATATGATTCCTTACTTTGAAATATTAGAATTTGGAAAAGTTAAGAAAAGATTCAGAGAGGCTTTAAGCACAATCAGTTTTTCAAACGAGTTAATGACAGTACCTGAAATGCAAATCACAATTCCTAACGAATACTACGATTTAATCTCAGGAAGAAAAGAAATGAGGGTAATCATGGATTGTGGAGTTTTCTACGGAATGATTACCAACTATAAACCCTCTGTAAGTGGTTTAAACATATCTCTAACGCACGTAATCAACGAATGGGAATACAGACAAGTCCCAACAAATTATGCGGTTAAAAACGCTCTTATAAAGAACGTATACGAAAGCGAAGATATGTATTATTCGACTCAGTGGAAGATGAACTTTGAAACTGAGATTGATAACGAAAAGATTGACTATGTTTATTCTAGACAATCTAAATTGGATGCACTTACTAAAACTTGTGAATTGACACAATCTGTTTATTGGAGAGTTCCATTTACAAATGATAAGCAAGTTGAAGTTGGATATTTTGGAAAGAAACAACCTGTTATGCTTTCTAATAAACCAACGTTAGGAAGAAACTACAGAATCATTGGTGAGCCAACAATGGAAACCAATTTTTCGGATGTTATTAACTTAGCTACAGTTTATGCTAATAAATCTGATAGTGGTATGTCCTCTTTGTCATTAAGAGAAGTATATAACGATAAAAGCTTACAGAACCCTAAGTTTCCTGTAGTTATTTTGAGATCAAACATAAATAACGAGCGTGATTATGAATATGTAGACTTTCCTAAATTAGCTCCTAACAATCAATTGGAGTATTCGATTATTGATACGGAATCAGTTGGATATGAAAGCGGTGTATTCATTGAAGGAACATTTGCTTTTGATGATTTATCGCCATTTAGTCTAGAGGACATGACAAAAGACTCTAAAGACTATAAATGGGTAATTCCTAAAGAGCAAAGATTTTTGACGGATACAGAGGAAATAAACAATGCTAAAGCCTTATGGCACTCTTTAAAAGACATTTGGAGTAAATCTGCTATTGCTGCTTTATGTGGTTCGTGTCACGTAGAATCAACCTTAAACCCTAACTTGTATCAAATGGGTGATGTTCCTGATTCTCAAAAAGGATTTGGATTGGTTCAATGGACTCCGTACACACGAATCACCAATTGGCTTGGTTCTCATGGATATTCAAGCTATACAATGTACGGAAAAGGGGAAGTAGCTAAGTTAGTTGAAGAATGGTCAACAAACGCTACAAATGGGCCTTGGATTCCTACTCCTTCATATAACATCACATTCCAACAATGGTCACACATGGAAGCCGATATGAATTACATGGTAATGGCTTTTATGGCAGATTATGAGCGAGGTGATACATCTATTGATTTACAGTATCAAAAACGTATTGAATTTGCTCAACGTATTTATGGCTTGATTCCTGAGTGGGGACAAGACGATAACGGAACTACAACCGATACGGATAAAACACAATCTCGTCCTTGGAACGCTCAGAATTTTATCAACACATGGAATGGTCAATCTATCGACATGGATGGTGTGCCTGCTGAACAACCATATCAATGTGTAGATGCTTGGAAAAAAGCATTGCAGACATTAAATTATCCTGACCCAACGAGAGCTATTGGCGGTGATGGATATGCAGATTACATTTGGTATAACAGAGATGAATTAGGCTATTCTCAATTCTTTGATTATGTTGATACACCTCAATTTGGCGATTGGTGCATATTCGGTAGAGGTGGTGACACACCTGCATCACACGTTGCAATGTACGTTTCAGATGCTGGTAATGGTAGAGCTAATTTCTTTGGCCAAAACCAACCTTATCCGTATTGCAATACCACAACAATAAGCACATCAAATATCATTGGTATTTTCAGAGTAAAGAGTGTTTATGTACAACAGAACATTGACCCTGAGTCTACAAACGGAACAACTATCATTACTGATAACGATAGAATTTATGCGGCCAAGGTTGTATATGATTGTGCTTGTAGAAAACTAATTAATGCAAGAAGAAAGTTTTCTATCAACGTTTCTTGTGAAGCATTACCTAAAGAAGTAAACGTAGGCGATAGAATCAGATTTATTTATGATCTAAATCTATTGCAATTAGGAAGTTGTAACAGATACATGAAACGTATTCTAAAACAAGATGATTGGTTCTATATCACAAACATACAAAGAGAAATAGATAAAACAGGAATTGAAATAGACACATTGACTCTAGAGAAATTCCTAAGAACAGATAGAGACGGAAAGAGTGGTTAGTTATGGATATTAGTAAGGCGATAAATATATTAGCTGATAGTGTCTATGATTTGAAAGAAAAAGGAAGATACAATTCCATTCAACGTAGAAACCATATAGTTGATTTTTATGGGTACGAGTTCCCTAGATGGGGATGTTCAAGTTCTAAACCAGCGGTAATAGGAATGTCAATTTCTCAGGATTTGATTTATTATGAGCGTTTTGAGTTTAAACTAGTAATAGATAATTCTACTGCTACAAACTTTAATGTTGAGATTGAAGGAATAGACATGACACCATATTTCAAGCAGCAATTCAACGGAGCGTGGATTACAGGCAATGGACTATGGCCTGGGCAATACTCGAATTTTGATGTTCTTAAAGCTTGTGGGTATCTTTCAGAGGATGAGAGAAATAGAATATTAGATCCAGGATATAAAACAATCAAAGTAACAGGAAACGGAAATTTTGATTGTACGTTAGTAAATTATCTTAAATATAGTCATGTAAACAGATAAGAGGTATCTATGAATAGATATGAACAAAGGATTGAAAACCTATCAAATCATGTAAAACAAAATCCTAGAGATTGGCAGTCTGCCATATCGCTATTGAAACTGAACAGTCAACAAATTGACTTTAAAAGAAAACAAAAACAACAGTCTGCTAGATTGTCTATCAAAGCATACAAAAAGGAGGTTGTGTAGATGGAAAACAAATATAGCACTTCGGGAATTGGAGAAGATATTATCCGTAGTTTTACACAAATTGCAAGTGCAGAACTACACGCTAAAACCTTATTAGAAAAACGTATTTCTGAGGTTGAAAACGGATTGATTAGTGAAGAAGAAATTCCTGATAATTTAGAAAAGATTGAAGCACTAAAGGATGAAATTGATGATTATGCCAATATCAGACGTTCTCAAATGCTTTATCTATACAATTCTTTTGGCGGCAAAGGGGATAGAGAACAGTGGTGTTTAGTTAAACATTTAAGTATGGCTATGTACACTGCATTTGAAGCATATCAAGCTTCGAATAGAGACCCTGAATTATTGAATATTGCTTTGGAGATTAACAAGAAGTTTATTGAAGCTTGTACTAAGTTCTTAGGTGTAGAAATTACTTCTTGTGCATCTTGTTTCGCAGACATTATGAAAGCTGGAGGAAAATAATATGCAACCTGTAGTATGTAACAAAGATATGGCAGTGGTATTTCCTTTAAAAGATGGTAATTGCGATTTTTGGCTAGAAATCGTTGATTCTGTAAATGATATTACTAATCCAAGCAGAGACCATGCGTATGTGGATTCAAAAGGATTGTTCTATATCTACAACGGAAAAGAAATTCAAGTAATCAATGACCATGCGAATCTGAAAATCAAATGGGGAAATATGATTGGCGATATTTCTAATCAATTGGATTTAATGGAAATTCTAAATCAATTCGTAAAGACAATTTCTGTAAACGGGACAAACATTGCCAAAGACAACGAAAAAAACATTGCTATTCAAGTGCCTATCACAACTATTAAATTAGATGGAAATACAATTAGTCCTGTTGATTATATTGTCAATCTAGATTTAGCTAGTGTTTATGCAAAGAAAACTGAAATCCCTAAAAATGTATCTGAACTTCAAAATGATGCTGGATATATTAAACAAGAAGTTGTAGATCAATTAGTGCCTATCAAAACAATCAAGGTTAATAACGTAACGATACCGCCTGATGAAAACCATGCAGTAAATATTGAAGCGATTCGTTATAAAGTTGGAACTGCCGACCCTACTACAACAAATTGTCCTAACGGATATTTCTACTTTCAGATAGGAGACTAATCCATGGCTTATGTAGGTGGAGGATGGGAATTACTTGCAAGCCATCTGATTTGGACATACAGTGGCAGATGCAATATGTATTTCCAAGTATACGCACGGAGCGAACAAGATGCTATAAATAATAGGTCTACAGTCCATACAAGAACTAGGATTTTAGTTGAAAATAAAAACCCAAGCTATTCAGGTTATCGTTTTGAACAAGATTGGTCAGCTGGTGTTACAGGAGCGCCGGATTATAGTAGCCATGCTACATTAATAGATGGTGGTGCTGGTACGAACAAGGAATATGTTCTGCAAAATGGTTCATTTACAGTTGACCATGATTCTAATGGTAATGCATCAAGCAAAGTGTATTATTGGTTTAATGGAACATATACAGGAGCTATAGGTAGCCCTACAAGCACAAATATAGTAGACATCTCGCTTCCTAATATTGATAGAACCGCAGACAAGGCAACAATAAGCAATGTTGGAAGTACATACAAAACAATGTATTGTACAATTTCTGTTCCGTTTTATTCTGAGGAAAACCAATGGAGTCGTGATGGGAAAACATGGACGGATTGGAATAAAGTAATAAAAGCAGATACGCCTTTTGTAGATACATGGACAGGATTAAAGCCGAACACAAAATACACTGGATATTATCGCTTCAAAAGAAAATACAATGGAGTTTGGAGTGAAACAGTCGATTTTACTGCAACCACTAAATATCCTAATGCGCCTTCAAAAGGAAGTGTTTCTTTAAGCTCGGTAACGTCCAATTCTGCAACAGTTAGTTGGAGCGGATTCTCATTAGGAGACATGGCCACGGATTATTCTTATCAAACATCTAATGATGAAAAAAAATGGACAGACCAAGGTAAAGCAACAAGCTTAACTCTTAGTGATTTGAAGCCTAATACAAACTATAAATTCTATGTAAGAATGGTCGATAACTATGGTCAACCTTCGTTAGCAGCTAGTACATCATTTACAACATTGAACCCTGAAAAACCAAACGTAGGTGGTATTGAATGTACACGGTTAACACCGTATGGCGGTATGTTTGCTTGGCATGGATTCTCTGTAAATGAAGGAGCAACAATAGATCACTATGAATATTCACTAGACAATTCAAATTGGATTAATGTGGGAACTGATACGCAAATTCATTTAGACAATTTAAGCCCTGAAACAAGTTATACATTATACGTTCGTGTAGTTGATAACTTCGGTTCTAAATCAGATAGTGCTACATGCGATTTTAAAACATTGGTTGACCAATTTAAACTTGCGTACAATACAAATTTGTATCAAACAGAAATTCTAACTAAAGACGGAGTAGACATCTTGGCTAGGAATGGAGTTAACTTGATTGTTGATACAATTGGAAAAGAGCGATTAAGGACTGCCAAGGTTTTCTACAACGACAATGGAGTTATAAAGAAAATAAAAGCAGTTTACTACAACAAAAAAGGTAATATTCAACACTATAAAAGCTATGAAAATTAA